TATAATTTCCGGCCTCGCTGCTACCAGCTCCCCATGCTTAGAGCGCACGATCGAGGATGCAAACGGCTTTTCAGCGTATGGCACCGTCGCTCCGGAAAGGATGTGACGTTTTGGAATCAAACAATCAAGAAATCATTCCAGCGCGTGGGGACGTATTACTATGTTCTGCCGACGTATCGCCAGGCGCGCAAGATCCTTTGGGACGGCATATCCGACACTGGATTCCGTTACCTCGATTATTGCCCAAGAGCTATCAGGCAGGGCAAGCCGAACGAGACGGAAATGAAAATTCGCATGAGCAATGGTTCTATCGTTCAGCTAATCGGGTCAGACAATTACGATGCGATGGTCGGGACCAACCCTGTCGGTATCGTTTATAGCGAGTATGCTCTTCAGGATCCAATGGCTTGGGAGCTGATGCGACCCATCCTGGCTGAAAACCAAGGATGGTCGGCGTTCTTGACGACTCCACGCGGGCATAACCACGCATGGGATTTGAGCGAAGTCGCTAAAGCAAGCCCCGACTGGTTTTATTCGAAGCTCACAATCGATGATACACTCAGAGATGATGGAGTGCCGGTGATCACAAAGATGCAGTACGAGACAGAGATAGCCGAGGGAATGGACCCGGACCTTGCCAAGCAAGAGTTCTTTTGCAGTTTTGAGGGTCCAAATCAAGGAAGTTATTATGGTCAGTGGCTGGAGAACGCCAAGCACGATGGGAGGATCCTGCGTCTTCCTCATGATCCGCGCTTGCCGGTTCACACGTTCTGGGATTTGGGTGTCGATGACTCAACCGCAATATGGTTCATGCAGAATGTGCGTTCAACAGAGTTTCGGTTCATACATTACCACGAGGCAGTGGGCAGAGGGCTGGATTACTTCGTCAAATATCTCAGTGAGCGCCCTTACACATACGGGACCCACTACTTCCCGCACGACGTCAACGTCCGAGAGATTGGCAATCAGGCTAAGGCCCGGATCACCGCGCTCAATGAGCTTGGGTTGCGCGACACGCACACGGGACTTGCTCTTGATGTGATGGATGGGATAGCAGCGGTGCGCGGCGTGCTGCCTCTTTGCTGGTTTGATGAGGAGGGGACGAAGGTCGGACTTAAGCATTTGTTCGAATACAAACGGGCGTGGGACGACAAGAAAAAGATTTGGCGCGACTACCCGCAGCATGACAAGACCAGTCACGCGGCAGACGCGTTTCGGGAGTTTGCGAACAGCTTCCAGGATATTTCGAAGCCGAGAGAGCGCAGGATTGAGGGGAGAGTGGAGAAAGGCGCTTGGATGCGTATTATACCCTGGTTCGTGATACAATTAAGTATACTTTTACTGGAGCGAGCGATTAGGACGTGTGTGCTACACTAATCGAGTGAGGTTTCCAAATGCCGGAAATTGTGTTGTGGATGATCTACTTGCTTTCCTTTCTCGCTGGGCTCGCTTTAGGTTTAGTTCTTGGTCATATTTCTAGGAGAATTTAATATGCAAGACATGAAAAAAGCGAGAAAAAGAATACAAGCAAAGTCTCGTCTTAAAAGGGAAAAGTTTAAACGCATTGTCGCGCAACTTTTTAAGAAGACCTAGTATGGAAGACACGCTCATAGACGCTAACGTGGAGAAAGTTGAAGAGAAGCCTGTATCGGCGGAAGACGGCGCGGACATTGTGGCTGAGGCTCGAGAAAACCTTGTTCAGTGCTTGCTTGCTGAGAGTGACTATCGAGAGAAAGCCGTTAGTGATCTGAACTTCCGAGTCGGAAACCAGTGGCCGCACAAAGTCTTGCAAGATCGGGAGAACGCCGGTCAACCTTGTTTGCAGTTTAATCTCATTCCTAAATTTATCCGCCAGGTCACCGGGGACGCGAGACAGAATGTTCCTGGAATTAGCGTCGTTCCAGAGAACTCTAAAGCGTCGAAAGAGGTGGCGGATATACTTAAAGGCGTTGTCCGTTACATCGAGCACGCCAGCGTCGCTAGTTATGTGTACGCCAAGGGACTCGACAGCAGCGCGGCGTCTGGTCGCGGCTATTGGCGCGTAGACACTGAGTACACGGATGACGACACATTTGACCAAGAAATACGCATTTACCCGATTGTCAATGCGATGTCGGTCTATTTTGACCCGGAAGCCGTCGGACCGACTTACGCTAACGCTGAATGGTGCATCGTGCGCCAGTGGCAGAATAAGAAAACGTTTGAGCGGGAAAACCCCGGCAAGAACGCGTATCCAGAGGCGCTTGAGGGAGCGATGGGGGAGCAATCAGATTGGTATCGGCGCGACGCTGTCTGTATTGCGGAATATTGGCGCAAAGAGTCGGTTGATGATGAGCTGCTTAGCGTTAAGATTTTCCCGCTAGACCCGGACATCTCCCCATACGAGACGACAATTTTAAAGTCTGATATGCTGAGGAAATATCCCGACGTTGAGATTACAGTTCTCAAGCGACGGAAGATCGCCCGCCCTAAGATTGTCTGCTACACCATCACAGGAAATGAAGTGCTCCACAAACGCGACTGGCCCGGGAGGTTTATCCCCATTGTGCCCGTGCTGGGGGAAGAGACTAACGTTGATGGCAAGGACCACTTGAGCGGAATCATCCGGGATATGAAGGATCCGCAGCAAGCCTACAACTACTGGATGACGATGCTAACGGAGCAAATTGCGCTGGCTCCAAAGGTCCCGTGGATAGTGACTAATTTTATGGTTGAGCCTTACAAGCAAGAGTGGGACAACATGAATAATCGGAATTATCCCTATGTCCGGTTCAGGCCTGACCCAGCGATGCCGGGACCGCCGCAGAGGCAGCAACCCGCGCAAATGAGCCAGGGGTATGCCCAAATGATGCAATTCGCGCAGGGGGCGTTAAATGACACAAGCGGAATATTTAAACCTGCTTTGGGCCAGGAGAGCAATGAAACCAGTGGCCGCGCTATCCTTGCCAGACAAAAAGAAGGCGATACGGGGACTTACGTCTATATTGCAAACTGGCTTCTCTCTGTCCAATACACAGGCCAAATCATTGTCGACCTTATCCCAAAAATCTACGACACCGAAAGAGTCTTGATGATCTTGGACGAGAACGAAGAAATTCAGCAGGTTCCAGTCAATCAACCGTTTGAGTCCGAAGAGACGAAAGTAAATAAAATCTACGACGTGCGTCAGGGAAAGTACGGCGTTAAGGTGACTAGCGGTCCAAGCTACACTACAAGACGGCAGGAAGGCGCGAATTCTCTTATGGAGTTCATGCGTATTTACCCGGATGCCGCCCCGGTGATCGGAGACAAGCTGGCTCATTCAATGGATTGGGATGGAGCGGATGAGATTGGCGACCGGCTTAAAGCGCTGGCGATTCAGAAGGGCTTTCTCGCGCCGGAAGCGCCCACAGGTCAGCCGCCCCCGCAAGGTCAGCCGCCGATAGGACCGGGAGGACCTCCAGTCGCGGGGCCTGCGGCGCAAGAGATGAGTGTCGATCAAATGCTTGCGGCTCAACCGCAAAATCAACCAATAATTTAGGAGGGCATTTTATGCCAGAAGAAATTGAAGTTTTAGAACAACCAGTCTCAGTTGAAGACGAGGCGCTCACCCCGGAGGAGTCGTTAGCCAGAACTAATGAAGATGAAGGATTAACTCCAAATAGCGAGCAACTCCAGGAGGAGCTAGGGGGGAAAACAGATGATGAGAAATCGGAAGAGCCAGAAGAAAAAGAACCGCCTAAAGTCTCTCGTTACCAATCCCGTATTGACGCGCTGGTAGCCGCACGCGGGGACGCGGAACGACGGGCGTTCGCGGCGGAGGCGGAGCTTCAGCGGCTTAAGAGCGCTCGCACAGATGAGCCAAAAGAAGAGGATTTTGAGCACTACCGTGATTATGTGAAGGCCGCCGCCCGTTATGAAGTGCAGCAGACTAGAATTTCTGACACTACCAAGGAAGTAACCGATTCTGTCCGGCAAATGCAGAGTCATGAGGAAAATTATCAGAGAATCAAAATGCAGGAAGGAGCGGAAGCTCACGCCGATTTTGTGGACAAGGCCAAGGCGCTTGGGCAGATATTCCAGCCAGGAATGGAGGCTTACGACACGCTATTTGAGAGCAACAATTTTACAGAGGTAGCCTATTTCCTGGCGAGCAATTTGAATGAGGCTGTGAGAATTGCTCAACTTCCATCTCGACAGCAGGCCAAAGAGATTACAAAACTTGAAATAGCGTTTGAAGCCGGGTCTCGCCCCGCTGCTCAAGATCTTCCTGAAAGGCCTATTAAAGCGGTATCCGCCGCTCCCGCGCCCGCGAGAAAGGTGCTGTCGGGGAAAGCGGAATCGCAAAGACTGAATCCAGAGAAAGAAACGATGCTACAGTACGCGGAAAGAAGAACTAAGGAGTTGAGAGGGAAAAGATGAGAAGGTGTGGTATACTTGTGAAGTACTCGCGTGCACTCGCGCAAGAAGTTTAAGTGCGGCAGATTTACCTTCGCTCTAGTCCAACAGCGCCGGGAGCAATCCCAAGAGTTGCGACAAACCATTTGTGATGGGAATTGTCCGGCGCGAGCCTTAGAAAGTCCCTCCCTTTCGTGACGCTCCCCGAATGAGTCCCATCTACCCAACTCTTTGAGGAGCTTTTAATATGGCTAACACCCTTTTAACCCCATCTATAATTACCAAAGAGGCGTTGGTAATTCTAGAGAACAACCTTGTAGCCGCGAAAAAAGTAAGACGCGACTTCGATAAGTACTTTGGCAAAAGCTTGCCAACAGCCGGAAAGATTGGCGATACTTTGACCATCAGAAAGCCCAACCGATTCACTGTGCGCACCGCCAATATGACATTGAGCGCGCAAGGCATCACCGAGCCTTCGACCTCAATCGTTGTTAATAAGATTGCGGGCGTGGACTTTACTTTTTCTACCACTGAGTTGACTTTGACGATTGATGAGTTCTCAGACCGCTATCTAAAGCCAGCAATGGCAACGATAGCCAATCAGATTGACTTTAGCGTCATGCAACTTTATCGTGAGGTATGGAATCAAGTGGGGACACCCCGCGTTACACCCGCTTCGTTTTCCACTCTGGCTAGTTGCACTCGCAGGCTAAACGATGAAGCCGCTCCCATGGATAAAGAGCGTTCTGGAATCGTCGACCCAGCCGCAGAAGTTGCCCTGGCTGACGCTTTCAAGGCGTTTTTCAATCCAGCATCGGCTATCAGTTCTCAGTATGAGGACGCTGTAATTGGCCGCGTCGCGGGGATTGAATGGAGCATGGACCAGAACGTCAACAAGCATACAACTGGCTCTGTGTCTAATACCACTCCACTCGCTAACCTGGCATCGAGCACCGGTTTCCGGGCGTTTGTCGAGGGGGATACTCTTATCTCAGTCGATGGACTAAACGGCGCGACCGTGACCGCGAAGAAAGGCGATACTTTTACTATCGCTGGCGTTAACGCCGTGAACCCTCAGAGCCGCCAATCTACCGGAGTGCTAAAACAGTTTGTCGTAACTTCAGACACAACCGCCGCTTCAAGCCGTTTTGATTCTGGTTCAACACCCGCTTATCTAAACTTTCAGCCTGCTATCTACAGTTCTGGGCCATTCCAGAATGTAGACGCTCCACCGGCGGATAACGCGGCTATTACGTTTTTTGATCCTTCTAGCGCCACATCAACGCAAAATCTAGCCTTCCACAAAGACGCGTTCGCTTTGGTGACCGTTCCTTTAGAACTTCCAGAGGGCGTGCACTTCGCGGCTCGCGAGTCCTACAAGGGCGTGAATATGCGTATCGTGAGGCAGTACACGATTAGTGATGACCAAATTCCAACGAGAATTGATGTGATCTACGGAGTTAAGGCTATTTATCCAGAACTTGCTGTTCGTTTGGCTGGCTAAGCGAAACTTTCCAGCCAATGAAATCAGGGCCAAGAAAACAAGGGGAATCATCTTGGACTTGGTCAAGGTCTCTTGGCCCTGATAATTTCTATTTCGCTCTATGAGGTTTGGAAATGACTAACTTAAATTTTGTAGCACAAGATAGCAAGCAGCTCACCAAGTCTGGAGCCTCTTCCGGCATTTACTTTACATCCGATTTGAGAAATGACAAATGGCGGGGCGCGTTGTTTTTCGTTAACGTCAGCGCGGCGCAGGGGACTAGTCCGACGCTAAACATTCAGATTTACTCGAAGGACCCGGTCACAGGAAATTACACGCAAGTCCCGTTTGACGCGTTCCTTGAGCAGACTGGAGCAGGCCAGTCTTCTTATCTCTATTATCCAGGAGTTACGGCGGGTGATCAAAACAGCAATCGACGAGCGCCGGGAGCGCTGACTAGGGATTATAGACTACGAATAGCTATCGGCGGGACTGATTTCGCGTACTCTACCGGGACACTTACTTCTAGTGGAGTAAACGTCACAGCCGGAAAAGTATTCACAGTCGGAGGAAAGACGTATACGTTTAAGAACGCGTTGACCGAAGCTAAAGCGGCAAACACATTGACTTCGGACGCGACAGCGCCGAGTAACAACGACACGGTTACTCTCAATACAACTGTCTATACTTTTAAGACCGCCCTTACCGAGACTCGAGCCAGCGCGACGCTGACCAGCAACGGCACGCAGGTATCTGACGGGGACACGTTCACAATTGGGCACGGGGTAAACCGGAAGACTTATACTTTCCGAAGCGCTCTTTCCAGTCCGGCTATTCCGAATGAAATTCTCCTTGAGACGAGCGCGGCTGTCACTCTTGACAACGTCAAGCTGGCAATCACTCAGACTTCCGGGTCTGGCACGAAGTGGTCCGCGAACACCGAGAAGCACCCGACTATTGACGCGACGACTAACACAAATACAACTCAATTGTTTATCGCCCGCACAGCGGGGCAGGCGGGAAATGTGTTCGAGTCTACCGAGACAGCCGATACACTCTCCTTTGGCGATACGGTGTTTGCCGGTGGAGTTGATCCGGTAGCCAACGAAGTTCTGATTGGAGCGTCTGCTGCTATTGCCTTGGATAATTTGAAATTGGCGGTAAATGGCTCGGCTCGCACCGATCAAGCTGAAGAGTATTCCACCGGGACTATAGCGCACCCAACTATTGACGCGACGACTAACACAGACACTACACAACTATTTGTCGCCAAGGTCGTCGGGACCGCGCCTAATGCCTATCCGACCGAGGAAACCAGCGCTCATTTATCCTTCGCGGACACGACACTAGGTGGCGCGGGGGCAACGGTTGTTGGGGTTGATTCCATCGCTAATGAGGTGCTTAAGGGGTCTTCAGCGGCGGACACATTGGACAATGTGAAGTTAGCGGTAAACGCCACAGCTAGCGGACTCGGAGTAAAGTTTTCCACCGCGACAGTCGCCAACACCGATGCAACCGCCACAACTAACACGGACACCGTTCAGACATTCCAGGCTATCAGCGTGATTAAGGCGGTTGGCGATGCTGTGGCGCTTTCGACCGATGAGACTACGTTAACAGCATCAGGAGCCTCGCTATCGGGGGGCGCAACAGATCCGGCGTTTACATTTAGTATTGGAGGCACTTACATACTATGATTCTCAAATTAGCGCTAATATCTCATTTGGTATACGCTGGAGGAGCAGGAATCGATTTTAAGAGCAGCTTGGGCAAACAGGAAGCAAATCCGATCATACAGAGCGCGGATGGCCGGTTTAGCGCGCCAAAATATTTTGCGCTGAACGGCGGATATTACGCAGGCACTCTGGCTTTTGAGAAAAAGCATCCAAAGCTAACCGCATGGATGCGGATTGCGGCAGGCGGAGCGCATATAGCTGTAGCCGTGCATAATTTTGGAGTAAAAAAATGAAACTTACTGTAAAAGAAATGCCAATGGAGGAGTACGCCAAGGAGCGCAACAAGAAGAAAGAGATAACTTCCGTTCGTGTCAAGAAAGCGAAGGGTGGATACATTGTCGAAGCCGATGAAATGGAGTACGGCGCGAAGCCCTCTGTCTACAAGGATCTTCAAGGAGTGTACAAATGTTTACAGGAAAAATTTAAGGAGGAAGAATGAACGTTTGGCTTTATCATAAAGTGCTGCCAGGGGGCAAGATTTTTACTGAAAGCGAAATAACGCAAGAGTTAATTGACGCAGGATGGGTCGATTCTCCAGAGGAGTTAAAATTACATGAGTTTGGTAGAACGGATGCTGACTCTCCACGAGGGAACACGTCTGAAACCGTACACGGACACAACGGGACACTTGACAATCGGAGTGGGTCGGAATCTGACGGACAAGGGAATAAGTCAGGAGGAAGCGCAGATGCTTCTTCAGAACGATCTATACGAGGTAAGGGACGCCCTAAGAAGGAATCTTCCGTGGACAGCGAGCCTAGACGGAACACGCTACTCAGTCCTGCAAGACATGTCGTTTAACTTGGGGATAGCGGGTCTGCTTAAGTTTGCAAAGACTCTCGCTCTAATTCAGCACGGGGACTACTCCGGAGCCG